AAACTCTATTCCTACTTGTCTACGTCGAACATGAATCTGTTTAACCACGAAGAGAAGCTGACGCATTTCAACGAGGTTCATGAGATCTGTGATGCCTTTCTGGAGCAGCGCATTGTGTATTACCAGAAACGGAAGGATCACCTTCTTAAGTATTTGAGAGAGGAAATCAAGGTCCTTCACAATCGCCATCGATACATCGAAGAATTGTTGGCGGAGACCCTTGACTTGCGGCGCAAGACGGGTGCCCAGCTGGAGCAACTCTTGACCGGGAAGGCTTATGACAAGGTCGACGGTACCTTTCACTATCTGGTGAAAATGTCGATGGATAGCATGTGTCAAGAGAACGTAGATCACTTGAGACAACAATACGAGTCGAAACAGAAAGAACTGGCGATCACAGAGGCCACCTCGCCGCAAGCCATGTGGATTGCGGAGCTGAATGAATTGTCTGTGATTATATAAATGAGAACAGCCATCTGTTTGTTTGGAATTTCTAGACAAGAGAGATCCCATCATGTGGTTATTGATTACCGAAAAAGTATTAAGAACTACAGGGAACATCTATTTCCCTATTTTTTATCCAAAGGAACGGTAGACTTCTATCTTTGTACGAATATTCTCTCGAAATCAGAACGAGAAGAACTGATTCAAGATTATGCTCCGCATTCGATCGAATGTATCGAGAATGACCACAATCCTCGTGTGTCTCGTAATCAGAAAATCACCCGCGTGGTCTCTAAAGTATTTGAAAATGACCCCTATGACATGATCTGCGTGACTCGGTTCGATCTTCTGTTCGCAGAACCTTTGGAAAAGGCAACCCTAGATCTAACTAAAATGAACATTGTCTCCATTCTAGAACACGATCCTCTGATCTGTGATAATTTTTATCTTTTTCCGGGTAGGATGCTCTCGCCCTTTTATGGAATGCTTCTTGAATCCAAAGAGGAATGTCATCATAGGGTCAAGGACATTTTAGAGAAAAAAATCAAGAGCACTATCCATTTGATTAAGGATGAACGATGCGTGGTTGCCGATCTTAGCTTTTATAAGATCGTCCGATCAAACTAGGTACTTTAATCAAAATAATACGCCATTTGTGCGCCTCTTCGCTCGAATCCGCGATGCTCATAAAAGGGGACGTATTCCTCTTTACAATCTAGGATAATCTTGTAACAACTTTTTTCTGCTTCTCGTTGAATACGGTGAAGCAGCGTACTGGCTACCCCTTTAGATCGATCATCGGGCAATACCACCAAATCTTCGATGTGACCTACCCTTTTACAACCATGAATCAACTTGGTCTCGTAGAGGATAGATACCGCACCATGAAGGATCCATCCACTAGGATCCGCGCTATACGCCACTTGAATATCTCCGTGTTTTTCAATCTCGTCTAGTGCCTGGGAAAATGTTTCTAGGGGTACATCGGGGGTATCCGTGAGATGAGACAAAAGATTCAAATACTGAAGCCGTAGAGATTCCAGGGGGACATACTTTCGCATGTCTAGGAGACTCTCGTAGTACATCTTTAAACAGAGTCTATTTGTTTAAATTCTTAAAAGAAATGCTTGAATTCGAGAGAATTGTCCTTGTGATAATAGGCGGGATTCTCGAGAGGAACGACCAGCGTAGAGATGTCCTTTTTGTATCGAATATATGTTTTAATCTCTCCATAGATCTTGGGTACACAATAGGCGACAATGCGTGAATTAAGCACCTGGATTTGGTGTGTAATTTGATCTGGTTGATGAAGGCCATACTGTAAGAAGATTGCGCGCATAATGATATACAATTGGTCCCTGTCTTGAGTATCAATCAGATGAGTACGGTTGGACATGTCATAGACTCCCCGCTTGATCGCATCTTCGAGCCATTCAATGTTTTTGACAGAAAAGAAAAGGACAGACAACTGAGTATTCTGTAGGATGTTTTTGATGGACTGGGCTGTATTCTTATTCGAATTGGGTATGATTTGATCCTTTAAAAAGAGGGGAGTTCCTCCTTCGTAATGGAGAAGGTCGAGTCTTCCGTTCGTTTCCATTGAACTATATAATATTTTATTTTTACAGTATAATGAGCTTTTACACAAACGCGATCATTGCCTTTGCTTTACAGCTTGCTATTTTACTTGCGATTGTTGCCATGATCATGGCAAACCTGAACAAGAGTCAAGAGTTCCCCGCTTCTATCGCGGAATGCCCCGACTACTTTTCCATGGCCTCTAATGGTGATTGTATCATGGACAAGTCGGTCTACAACAGTCGCCTGGTAGGAGGTACCGATTGTACGAACTATACCTCTGTTCAGAGAAAAGACAAAAATCAGGCCGATCATAAGCGTTGGGCTATCAAATGCGGAGTGGCTTGGGATGGACTCACCAACAGTAGTGCGGTCCAAGGAGACGTTCTAAAAAAGTGCTTGGGGTCATGTCCAACCAAGGAAACCGCAACGGCATCCACAACGACATCTACAACGGCCTAATCGTTTGGATCCAGTATTTAAATACATCTACACACATTAGATTATGTCCCATGAACTTCGTATGGCTTTAAAACAAAGTAAACCTATCTATTTGTATGGAAAATCAGGGTCTGGGAAGACTACCTTGTTGAAAGAATTGGATGCGACCTTTGTCTCGATCCAAGAGATTCATGAGTTCGACGATCTATACAAATGGATTCAACCTTCGATTGTGGATATTTTTCGCAAAGTCCCCAAAAAAAAGATCTGCGTCATTGACAACCTTGATTTTTTACACAGTCACGAGAAGAAGGTACTCACTCAGTTTTTGAAACAATTCAAGCTTGAAGAGCGAAAGAAGAAGACCCGAACCTTTACACTTGTCTTGTGTGGGACCAATGACTTCGACAAGAAGTTAAAAGAGGTGATGAAATACTGCGTGTGTATCAAGACACAGCCACCTCCTGACCTGCGCTATAACGAATACGAGAAAAGTATCCAAACCAACATTCATCAAATCATGCGAAAATCTTTCAAGGAGGATTTTATTCTAGAAAACGAAAAAGCGACTCAGGCGCTCTTGTTTCACGAGAATATCATCGATGTCATCAAGCCAGACCATTATCCACTCTACCATACCATGCTTCAAAACTTATGTGTAGGGGATTACTTTGATCGGATCAGTTTTCAAAAACAGTTATGGATCTTTAACGAGATGACCTATTATATCAAACTCTTACATAATTATTACCTTTATCAAGAGTCGAAAATCCTCCCTAAGAAAGTAGAGGATTATCGATTTACCAAGGTGCTCACCAAATACAGTAACGAATACAACAACAACACTTTTATCATTAGTCTTTGCCACAAGTTAAACTGTTCCAAGAAGGACCTCTATTATCATCTCCTGCGAGAGCATACCCAGGATCTTACGACGAACGAGTTGAATCGCGCTCTTTTATATTTTCAACTAAAAGTTTGATATACTCTTTGCTATGATCCAGTTCTTTTTGAAGTGCCAAATTCTCTTCTGTCTTTTGGCGCAAGGCTTCCATGAGTTCTTGTGCGCTGGGCATCGTCTGGGCCATGTTTGCCTGATCCCTTCTCCGAATTTCTGCGATCACGTCTGGTTTATACGCGATGCTTCCGAGATCATAGGCCGCCAACAGTCCATCAATCTCTTCCGTATAGAATCGTCGAATCTCTTTCGTACGAATCATATTTTTTACCTTGAGAGGCGATTCCTTACACATGGGGTTTCTAGGATCAATCAGACGGGTTTTGTCAAACGTATTTTGACTATGCGAAAAGACAAGAATGGTTTTCATCGGATCCAATTGAACAAACGGAATGGTGTAGTTTTTCAAGAAATGTTTCTCTTCTCCGATGACCGCATTGTCCTCGTAAGAGGTGTGTGCGAGTAGCGTGCGCTTGAACGCAAAAGTTCCTGCCGTCGAATGATTCGGACCATACGGTCCAAACTTGTACATTTTGTTGAGTTGATTAAACCAGATGAGGAGTTCACTCGAACCGGCGCACAAGGCGGTGCTCCCCGTAAGCCGAGACACCGCATGAGACACCCGCTCGGGCGGATAGTAATCGTCGTCGTCGATATACACTAGAATGTCGTCGTCGCGCTTAAAAGTACACTGCGCATGCATGAAATTTCGTTTGCGACCGAGGGGCATCTTCTCGACCGCAAAATACTTGACAAAAGGAATGTCTTTGACCAGATCCTCGATCTTATCGGTACCGTCGTCTACAATAATCCACTCGAGTTTGTCTCGGGGATAGTCCTGGGCCAATACATTCGCAATCGTGGCCTTGAAAAAAGGTCGACGATTGAACGTAGGCGTACATAGACTCACGCGTGGCAAACGGCTCATGCTATACTTGTCTCGAGATGTTTAAATCAATCTATTTATTCTTTTTCTAGATATAAAATCTTTCAACACTTGACTTTATTCACCACTCGGAATTTCATTAGTTGCCCAAGATAGTCTATTCCGCGCCTTTATTGGGAGCCTTTACAAATTTTCCATTTTGTGTCCAACCCAAGACAGGAACTTCTTTTATATCACGTCCCTGGGGACCTTTACGAAATTTTCACCAATCATCTGCCAAACGTTTGGCAACACAGTCGCTTTTATAGATTGATCATTGACCACTCGAACGTTGGTCGCTTTCATAAGTGGATTATTGAGCACGGTCGCTACGTCTTCGGCTACCTGAACGATATCCTTTCCCTTTTTCATACGTTTCAATGCCATTTGTTGAAAGTAGATTAAAATTCCAATCAAGACAATTGCCGACAGTGTCATTGTAGCGTAAAACTTACCTAAGTTCTTTTGGACATGTAACAGCAAAAGAAGGAATCCTACAATTAAAAAGGACCAGAAAGAAGATTTAAAAAGCATCTGTACATCTGGTCGCTTGATAAACCGAAAGAAGCTCGTGAAAAGTTTCACGCCAATGTAGGATCCATAGATCAAACCAAATAAAATAGGTATGGTAATCCCTAGGATGGAATACAGCGACTCTAGTTTTCGATCCGATACAAACAAAGATTCGATCAGATCCAGAGGGCTCATTCCTCTTGCCAAATTACGAATGATAAAGACGTATTGAGAAATCGAATACAACATGGTCATGATTGCCAAAATTGCCACCACCGCATTATAGGGGGCAATAATTGTTTTAAAAAGTACATAGGCTGTGGTCATGAGGCACGTAATGATGAGGATACTACAAAGAGGAAGCACAATACAGAGACAACAGGAGAAGATGGCGATGATAAATGTTTTAAATTGGTTTTTGATCAGTGAATCCATGTCATTCTTTGTAGACATGGGAATCTTTAGCTTATTCACTAACGTTTTATTGACGGCACCCACTCCAGAGAAAAGGATATACAAGAGAACCGCAAGAAGGGCGATATTGAGAAATTTGGGGAATCCTTCAAAAGTATTTTTCACGCCGCTCGCCGCAGAATGTACTCCAGACAGTATCGCATTACAATAGAGATGATTATAGAACAACAAGGTAATAAAAAAATACGCGAGATAGTCGGCGGTACATGGATCTTTTTTAGAACAACGATTGATCAACAACGAGCTAAACTGATCTACCCCATCTTCACGATGATTCACAAGCGAAGGTTTCAAGATCTTTAAAATACCGTGTGGATCTTTTTCGTCCAATCCATTCTTTTCTTTGTTCAAGTTATTCTTGTCTTTACCCAGGCTATTTAAATTGTCAATGTCGCTGAACCATTTGGCCTGTGCTTTGAGAGCATCCGCTTTGTCAGAATTTGTAAAGAGGGTACACAAATCATGCTCCTTCTGCTTGAGATAACCATACGCATTATCACTCGCATCGTAAAACACGTAGGGATATTTGGATGTATCTGATGGGTATAAGTATTTGGAAGGGACAATAAGCCAGCAGTAGATTGACGCAAGCAGCACCCAAAAAACAAGCACCCGAAACATGTCCATCGACCACAAATAAAGAATGTATCCAATCAAATACAAAGGATGCGATTTTATCGAGTTTAGGGTTTCCTTAGGCTTTATGCCCGTGACATTGTTCAAGAAGGCCTTGGCAGGTTTCTCTGGTGCGGCTTTCTCTCGGATCTCGACTGAGCCTCCTTTCATGTTTTTTCGGATATTTGTACCGATGATCACATCGGGTACTTCTGTAAAGACATATACTTGTTTCCCTGTCTGAAATTCGGTTTGGGCAGAGTTCATCACGGTGCCCTGTGGAAAAATAAATTGAAAAAGAATCTTGTCTTTACCAGGCGCATATTCGATGGTATTGTTTTTTGCGTACGTAGACCCGACCCCACCTTTGACCGTAAAAAGAGTCCCGTCCGAGCCTGTGAACCGAAGGTCTTCACTCACACTCCCAGAAGATTGGGGTAGTGTTCCAAGTGAAGTAGGGATCTTCAAGGACATAATATATGTTATTATTTTATAATGAGTATTTTTGGCGCCCTTTTAGTAGTATTCATTATAGGATATATCCTTCAAGGATATCGTCAAAAGGAGGGGTTTTCGAGAGACGGTACCTTTGTAGCCGCGGATTTTGCCTCGAATGAGATGCCTCAGTGTCGTTCAGCGTGTATACAACAGTCCAGCATGTCCTCCTATAATGCGTATAAGATTATATCTTTCTTCTGCCACGTAAAGGTCGTATTGATAAATATACAGTTGATCGACCTGGGTTGTGCCAATCACGGTACCTTCGGTGTCGCAGATCACTTGGAAGGACGCATCTGGATTCGATTCGGGTAACAACGTGGAGATGTCTAGTTCAATGGTTTTAAAACGACTCAAATTGATCGCACCTGACGGTTGTAGTTCATATGGAGTTGTCTCGAGACAAAAATTATAACAATACAATTCATCTTGGGAAGATCCCTTTCCCTTGTATTTTTCAATATAATTATACACACCCGGTTCAAAGGCAAACTCCCGATATTTTCCATCCAATAGAATCGACATGGAGACCAAAATTTGCCGCAGGTTACGGATGCTTGCGTTCGGAGACACAAAATAGGTAGTGGATTCATATTCGATGGTTTTGCTCAAAAGGGAAAAGTTATAACCTGGACCAATTCCAATTTCATCTACGATATATCCATCAACTGGAGCAGCCACTACATTTTTAGGTAAAATATATTCATAATCCCAATTGGTATAATTCGACCATTGGTTTCTCTTGAACGAGTCATTTCGTCTAAAATGCCACATCCAGGAAGAGACCATTGAGGTTGTATCGAGCTTTATCCGCCGATTCCCCGTAATGTTTGGATAATGGGTCTCATGAATGTCTTTGATCAGATAACGCTGCTCATTTGCCGCAAACGTACGCGATTCTTCATCGGTTAGAAACGCATATGTGGTCATCAAATGAATGTCATTGTCCCAAGAAGTTTGAAAGGTGTTGTAATTCTTCTTGTCCATGCTCATGGAGGGAGGAGTCTGTAAGAATCGATACAAGCTGTGTAATTCATTGTTGAAATTGGGCTGTATCGGATTCGCGGTAAACTTGTCTCGAGGGAGAGACACGTCCGAGATCGTAAACAGTTCTCGGATCGGGCGTAATTCAAGCACAACCTGAACTTCATGATATTGTAGACTCACCATCGGAAGGGCCATCTTGGAAGAGTTCATAAACCAAAAATGTAAGGGGACGTAAAGGGTCCTTCCACGGATCGAAGGTTCCAGGGGCCTCCCGTTGTAAAAACTATGAGGATATCGCGTTGGACGTTGGAAGGCCGTTTCTGGTTTGTACAAGGCCTCTTCATGTCCAATCATACGCTCAAAGAGTTCCTTTTGACTAGAGGTAAAATCTCGTTCGGCACGATTTTTCAAATACTCGCCTGAAAATTCTTGAATGGTTTTCCCTCCAATGAGAAGGCGGGCTTTTTTGATGATATTTGCGCCAATATGAGAAATCCATCGGAATTCATAAGGTTTCCAACAATCTCGGTTGTTGGACGGGGGTACCATGGGACTCCATATGTCCGGTAGATTCAATACCAAGAACGCATCCATCAGAAGTTCTCCGTGCCTCGGAAGCTTAAAGGTAAGATGGGTATCTTCATTGAGTTTGAGATCCCGTTGTCCTTCAAAATCGATACGAAATTTTTGTAGACCAAAATTGGTATATTTAGAATAAGTAACTTTAAAAAAGGTTTTCGTAGGATTTCCAGTTAATATCAAATTATTATTTCCAATAGA